CTGGACAAACAAAACATAGTTGTAGACGGTATCGAAAGCCCAACAGGCACTAGCGACATCGTCCGTAAAGTTGCTCACGAAGTCTACGTCAAGATGGTTGATTACCTCCGTCTGACCCAGTCAAAAAACACATATAACCGTTTTACTGATTACCACTACCTCAACATCCCTGTTTCTAACTCAACAGAGCCTATTCGGGGTATTGATTACATCCATCCTATTGTTTCGCCAGGCATCGATTACGCTACAGCAATTGCCACTAAGTGCTTGATGCCAAACGGAAAAGTTGAGTTTGAGTTTGAGCGTTTTACAGAGTCAGATTCAGATCAGGCTCGTCAAGCTACCGAGATGGTCAAGTACATGATCAACTCAAAGAACGATGCTTACCAAGTTGTCCGTGACTGGGCGCAAGATGCGTTTTTGCACAAGAACGGTATCGTCATGGTGTCTCCCGTGCGTGAGCCAATTACCCAATACAAAAAGGTTGAAGGCACACGGGATCAACTCAAAACCTTTGAGATCATGGCAGGCGAAAAAGGCTTGACTGCCAAGCGCCAAAACATGCGAAAGATTGATGTCGATTTGCAAGGGGCAATGCAAGAAGCCATGCAACCCGATGAAGCTGAAATGAGCCAAGAACCAAACGGCGAATTTGGCGAAGCTTTGAAAAACAACACCATCTACCGTGCTGAATACAAGCTGACAGGCTACTCAACTACTGTGCGGATCAAGCACGTTGCCCAACATTACTTTGTTTGCAACCCAACCATACCTCGCATTCAGGATCAGGACTTTTGCGGTTACTACGACCCCATGACGATCCATGAGGCCAAAGAAATGTATCCGTACATCGACATGGAGAAGTTTGCCGACCACGCCGCCTATGGTCCTGCAGGCGCTTACCAAGCTGGCGCACTGGAAAACGACTTGGCGCTCCACGCCCGTGACTCGACCCCTGTGCCAGGCCAAGGCGTGATTGCCTCCCAAGGCGCAGACCGCTTCAGCCGTGTGGTGATGCTGACCACCGCTTGGATTCGCCGAGACATTGACAATGATGGCGAAGAAGAACTAATTGAGTGCTGTTTCTCAGGCTCTTATGTCCTGTATGTCAAAGAGGTGGATTTTATCCCCTTGGCAAACATGTGTCCCAAGCCCATTGTTGGCAACTTCTTTGGCTACAGCCTTGGCGAGCGCCTTGTCCCCATGCAAGAGTACGCCACCGCTATTTGCCGTGCCGAGATGGCCTTTGCCATGCAAGCGTCCACTCCACGCATTGGTGTAAACCCCGAGTTTGTGGATGCCGAAGAAATCCAGCGTGGCGTGTCTGCCCTGTTTATCTTGGATCGCAAATTTGACCCTGCCAAGCACGTTTACGAGTTTGGAGTCATGCAAGGCAATTTGGCCTATGTCCAATCAGCCATGCAACGGTTTGAGTCCGACAAGATGGCAATGATCGGCATGACCAGCCCCAATGATGTGCTCAATCCTGAAGTGATGAAGGACGGCAACAGCGGCTACAAGCTGCAACTTGCCATGGGTCCAAACCAGTTGATCCAAGACGAGATGGTCAAAAACTGCGCCGTTGGTGTGCGGGACATGATTTACCTTGTTTGGAAGACACTCTTACAGTATTCTGACGACTACAACATCCAGCAGTTGGCTGGTGTCGTGTCCAAAGGTAAACCATTCATGGATGCAATCTCCATGGAGAACTTTGAATTCATTGACCGCAAGCTGATTAACATTGACTTGGCGCTGGGCTTTCTGTCTGAGGAAAACCGTCTGACCCGTCAACAGTTGATTGTTCAAACACAAACAGCTTTTGCCCAAGTGATGATGCAACTTGACCCCAATGTGCCTGAGTTGTTCTTCAAAGCTCGCCGCCCATATGAGGACACCTTGCGGGTGCTGAACGTCAAAGATGTGGACGCTTACTTGCCAACTATTGAAGAAGCCGCCAAGATGATGCAAGCTAGGGCACAACAAGGGCCAAGCATGGACGACCAAGAGAAACAATCCAAAACGGAACTTAACAGGGCAAGCACCCAAGAAAAGATTGCCAACGCTGGATTGCTGGTCAAAAAGGCTGAAGACATTGACGCAGATAACTATTACGAAGGTTTAGCTGCCAAACGTGGCAAATTGAGTGCAGTACAAATTGATTGAAAAGGATTGCAATGAAAAGCATGGTATCGAAAATCCGTGAAGCCTTTAACCGAAGGACACGAACCGAACACACATACAAGGAGGCCTCGCACGATCAAAGGACGCTGGTTTTACAAAATGGGGAGTGCGCCAGCCGCCTCCTTAGAAATGAGGATTTTGCATTGATGTTCAACCTGTACAGGTTTTACATATTGGAGCGTTTGGAAGACGACAAGACAGACGCAGACAGGATTAGCAACGCACATTTTGTTGCTGGGGTCCGAGATTTCGTGGCTTTCATTGAAAAGCAGGAATATCTCGGAAAGGTGGCTCTAAAAAGAGCTGAAACAAACGAGAAATAAGGGTAAGATATGTCAGACGTAAGTGCAACAGCACCCGCCACTGAGCAAACTGGTAGCGCACCAACCGCAGACACCATTGCAGCGATGATTGCCGCCAACAGGCGTAACACTCCGCAGCCCGATGGAAGTCAGCCGCCACCAGCGGGTACAACTGGAAGTAGTCCAGCACCCGAGGCGGCTCCTGAAGAGGAAGCCGAACCTGAAGATAGCAATGCAACGACTGAAGAGCCGTCAGGCACTAGCGAAGAACCTGAGTCCACCGATGGTGTAAACGAAGGCGTTAACTTCCTAGAGTTTGCGGAGCAAAACCCTAACATGGTGTTGAAAATTCCCAACAAGGACGCAGAAAGCGGCTTTGTGGAGCTAACAGCATCGAAGGCGGCAGCAATTCTTGGTCAAGGCAGCGCTATTCACGAAAATGCGAGGAAACTTAAAGCCGAGAAGGCAGAGTTTGAAGAGTTTCAGGCAAAGAGGAAGAGTGAACTTGATGGTTTGCAGATTGGACTGGAGTTAACGGTTGTCCCGCAGTTACAAAGTGCGGCAGATGAACTGATAACACTACAACAATACAACCAACAATGGGAACAGATCCGAAATCAAGCTACGGATGAAATAGAACGTAGCAGGGCAGATGCGGCAATTCGCCAAAATTCCCAATTGATTGAAGAGAAGGCTCAGTTCATTAAATCCAATAGGCCAAAAGTTGAGCAGTTTTTTGCAGTTCGATCTCAGTATGTTCAAGAACAACTTGAACAGGCTAGACAAAGTTTCAAGGACAAGGAATTGTCCAACCCTGTTTACTTTGAAGAAGTGCGTGAAAAGCTGAAGAAGGATTGGAAGAGTGCAGAAGGCTCGTACATACCTGGCGTGAAGAACATTGATCTTCTTTCCAGTGATGAACACATCTTGGGATTGATTCGGGACGGCATGAAGTTCCGTGAAGGTCCAAAGGTGAAAAATGCTGGTGGTTCGTTGGCTGCGTCCAACCGCCCCGTATCTAAAGCCAAAACATCTCCCACACCTCCATCTCAACAACTCCAAGAACGCGCCGCCAAAGGCGATAAGCGAGCCGCACAGGATCTATTGGCAGCCATGTTGGCGGCAAACAAAAATCGCCGCCGTTAATCTTCAAAGGAGTTTTTAAATGTCAACAATCACCTCAGCCGATCTCGGCAATGGTAACGGTAACTACACTACCGACATCGTGGTCAAAGACTTGGACTTGACCGTTTCCAACTATGTTAAAGATCGTACCCCGATCACTAACATGGCGATGAGCAAAAAGCGCAAAGTCAATTCGACTCTGCACATTTGGCCTATCGATTACTTCCGCACACCTACGTTGAATGCTAAGTTGGAAGGCGCTTCTGTGTCTACCAGCCAGTCTGAAAACAACACCCGTGCCAACTTGGGTAACTACACTCAGATCTTTACAACCACTATCGGTGCTACTGGCACTGCCCGTGCTGTAGAGCAAGCTGGTGGCGATCCTCAAGCCTACCAAGAAGTCAAGCAATTGACTGAGATCATGTTTGACGTTGAGCTGCAAATGGTTCGTGCAGACGGCGCTTCAATCAAGTACTCAGGTCAAGCAGCTACCCAAGGCGCATCGCCCAACGATGGTCGCCGTTTTGGTTCGCTGTACGCTTTTGCTGGTACTCGCTCAGGCAATGACACAGACGGCACATCCGTTCTGAACATCGCTACCAGCGACAGCAATGACACGATTGGTACAACCGCCAACACCAACACTCCTTTCAATGGTTTGTTGAGCAATGCTGGCCTTGGCTACTTCACTTTCAGCTCAGGCGTTACCCTGCAAGCTTTCAGCCCCGTGCTGTACAAGCAGTTGGTAACTACCGCTGAACAGCGTTTCAATGCCAAGATCACCAACATGGTTGTTCCCACCTCGTTGCGTACCACCATCTCTGACAACATTCCTCAGAGCCGTTCTATCAACCGTTTTAACCCTGCTGACAAGGGCGACACGATTGGTACATACGAAGGTGACTTCAACTACACCTATCAGATCGATGACTCTTGGGTTATGGATCAAACTGGTGCAGACAACACATCGATTCTGTTCTTGAATCCTGATGTTGTTCAGTGGGGTTCTTTGCGTGAACTTGGTCCTAACAACGAAGTCTTCAGCAACGCTGATGCTTCTTTGGATCAGTACATCATGGAAGGTACATTGATTGTTCGTAACCCTGCTGGTGTGGCTGTTTTGGCTGCCATGACCACTGGTACACCAATCACTACACCTCGTCCTGCCGCTCAAGTCAAACGCTATTTGGTGTAAGGCTAGAGTCTTTTCTGAAGGGGGTCCGCAAGGGCCACCCTTTGGAAAGGAGCAAAGCATGGAATTGAACGAAGAATCAGCACCCCGTATTGACGAAGACTATTTCACCAAGGGAAACCTTGCGGCTGGAATAGATGGAGTTTTCCGTCAAAACGACAAACTGTTCAACGAAGTAAAGTCAGGTACTTGGTCACAGACGTTCAAGACCAATACCATGGATTACAAAGTTGGCGCTGTGAATGGTCGCCGCTATGTACAGTACGACCAAAAGAATGTCGAGGAAATTAAACAGTTCTGTAAAGAGCGAAGGGAATTTCATGCGATTCACGGTACTGACAATCCTTTGTTTGCTGGTACTTTTCACGCCATGCAGTTGCCTAAATGCTTTGCACATGAAATCAGTTCACGATGGTTCAATAATCGCCCTTGGGAATTGATCAAACAAGACAAAGAAGACAAGATATTGTTTTATGCCATCGTCAATGAATATTATTCTGATTTTGTCTGCCATCCAAGCGGGAAGATACCCCTGCCATACAATCCAGCCATTCCGACCAAGTGAGGTAGCCCATGTCCTTATTCATTCAATCTGCTAACGCATTGATAAGTCGTGTAGCACAATGGGTAGGGGTCATACCATCGCCTTTAACAATTACAGCAACTTCATACAACGCTGTTACTGGCGTTATTACTGTATCTGCTGATCCTCGACCATTTGTATACATTGGCGACTTTATTGCCAACGGCGTTACAAACTACACAGCAATTGTTGATATAAGTTCAACCACCATAACTGTCAGCGATCCTGAAGCGGTTTGGCAAGACTTGGCATACCCTGGCGTAACTATCTTAAAAATGCCAACACAATCCTCGCTGGAAATTCAAGCATGTGTGCAACTAGCTGAATTAAAAATGCGTGTGATTGAATTGCCTGCATTGCGTACCAATCCATACGATCCGCTTGACCCAACTATTTTGACCACCAACGCACAAGGCTTGGCTCCAATTCCTGCTGACATGAATTGGCCTATATTGTTTTTTCAAGAAACACCAGCGCCCGAAACACCTGAATATGCCGCAGCCTTTGGCCCTTGGATCATTTATGACCGTGTGGGTGATCGTGAAATTATTCGCCGCCGCATGATCGACCAACTCTATGTTCGCCCCTTTGGCGTACCAAGGGTGATCCGTGCCTCGTTCAGTGAGGTTGGTCCAAATTATGTGTTTACACCCAATCCTGGCGCTAACACCACAATCAAAGCGTACTATCAACGCACATTTCCATTTTTGGGAAGCCCTACTGAAGATCCATTAAATCCCATTGTGCAAAACAATGCGGCTTTGGCATCTTTTCCTGAAGGTTACTTGTACGGCACATTGTGGGCGTATTACGACAAAAACAAAAACAATGAAGAAGCCGTCAAATGGGATGGTCGCTTCGAAGATGCTTACGGAAAAATTGAAGATCAAAACTTCAAAGACAAATGGCGTGGTGGCGATCAGCATCTCACATCGGAGTTCCAGCCCCGTAACTATCGCTACAGCTTTAAGTGAGGTAACACATGGCAACCAGTGGCCTCTATGGAAACAGCGGCGATGGCGCTCTCATTGCCCAGCCAAGCACCGAAACGCCAGGCCTATATGGCAAGAGTCCTAATGGTTCTGCTGTGGCACAGCCAGGCGCTGAATCAGCAGGTTTGTATGGGCCAAATGTACGTTTTGGCGTAACAGGTCCTACTGGCCCTACGGGTGCTACAGGTCCAACAGGTCCAACAGGTGCTACAGGCCCTACTGGTCCTACAGGAGCCACTGGGCCAACAGGTTCTACTGGAGCTACAGGTCCAACTGGATCTCAGGGCGCACAAGGTGTTACAGGCCCAACTGGTTCTACGGGCGCTCAAGGTATTCAAGGTATTCAAGGTGTTACTGGCCCCACAGGATCGGAAGGATTGATTGGGCCAACTGGTCCTACGGGTCCGACAGGAGCACAAGGTATACAGGGCAATACTGGCGCAACAGGTAGTCAAGGCATTCAAGGTGTAACGGGACCAACTGGTCCAACAGGTAGTCAAGGCATACAAGGCGAAACAGGTCCGACTGGCTCAACTGGCTCAACGGGTAGCCAAGGCATTCAGGGCGTTACAGGACCTACTGGCGCACAAGGCGATCAAGGTATACAAGGCCCAACCGGACCTACAGGCGCTACGGGTGCTGATGGAAATTCGTCTTCGTTTTATCAATACCAAGCTGATACAAACCAAACTTCAGGAACGCCAACCAGTGGTCATCTGTATTGGAACAACGCCACACAAATTTCTGCAACAAGCTTGGTGTTTAGTCATCTAACATCAAACGGTATTGACGTTGATTTGTTTTTAGGAATTCTAAAAACTGGTGATGTAATTATTTTGCAAGACGCAAGTAATTCAAACAATTACCAAAAATGGATTTTGACAAGCAATCCAACAACCGTTCCAAATGTTTCTGTTACATATGCTGTTTCATTTGATACATCATCAGGAACGGGAACTACTGGATTTGCAAACAATCACAATTTGATTGTTGTATTACAGTCTGTAGGTGTGACTGGACCAACAGGCCCAACAGGAGCAACTGGACCTACAGGCGCTGATTCCACGGTTGTTGGACCCACAGGATCTATTGGCCCAACAGGACCCACAGGAGCGCAAGGTACTCAGGGAAACCAAGGCGTTACTGGGCCAACAGGACCCACAGGCGCACAAGGAATTCAAGGTGACACTGGACCTACTGGTTCTACAGGAGCAACTGGTGCGGTTGGACCCACAGGACCTACTGGATCACAAGGCATACAAGGCGTTACTGGGCCAACAGGACCCACAGGACCAACGGGTACTACTGGAGCCACTGGCGCTGGTGGACCTACAGGACCTACAGGACCAACAACATATCCAGCTTCGGGTGTTGCTGTTTCAACTGGTACTGCTTGGGGAACATCTCTTGTTGCAGCCAGCACAAACACTGCTTCAGCACTTGTTCAACGTGATGCATCAGGCAATTTTGCTGCGGGTGCAATTACAGGTACATCTGTTGCAGATACGCCAGGCAATTTGCGTTCATTGCCACTGAACTCACAAACATCAGCATATGTTGTTGCTGCAACAGACAACGGTAAAGTTATTGCCATTACCACAGGCGGTGTTACCGTAAACAATTCAATCATGTCTGCTGGTATGGTTGTTACGATTTACAACAACTCAGGTTCAAGTCAAACCATTACTCAAGGTGCTGGTGTTACTTTGCAATGGGCTGGACAAACTGCATCATCAACTGGCAACAGAACAATTGGTTTGTATGGCTTGGCAACTATTCTTTTCTTGTCTGCATCAAGCGCAGTAATTACAGGATCAGGGCTGACTTAATATGACAATGATGTCTATTTTGCTTGGGCATGGTGGCAAAGGCAGAGTTGCTATTTCATTGACCGCAACTGGCAACAATTACGATGTTTACACAAACAGAGGACCATCGTATGTTGCTGGGACTTCAGATATCACAGTAACAATTGCCGCTCCAACCGTAATTGGATCAACAAGCACTGGTTCTTATGCGTTTTTAGTTCCATCATCTTTTAACCCAACAGACACGGTTACCGTTGTAAACAATGGATTGATTCAAGGGACTGGTGGTGCTGGAGGTGCTGGTGGCAATAATGGTGGTTCAGGCAATCCTGGCGCTGGAGGAGGAAATGCAATTTATGTAAACAGGCCAACCGTTATTACAAACAATGGCACTGTTGCAAGTGGCGGCGGTGGCGGTGGCGGCGGTAACGGACGTAGTGGCGTAGGTTTTGTAGTTGGTAAAGCTTCATACAACGCAAATCTTGGTGGTGGCGGTGGCGGTGGCGGTGCTGGCACTTCGGGAGGCAATGGTGGCGCTGGTGGTACTAGTGTTTCTATTCCAAGCGCTGGTGGCACTCCCCCACAGGGAACACCTGGCGGTGCAGGAACATCTGCGGGTGGTGGTGGAGGCGGTAGTGGCGGTTCTTTACCTAATGGTAGTGGCTACTCTGGCGGTAGTGGCGGTGGACGAGGCGCTTCAGGATCAGCGGCTCCAGCTGGGCAAGGAGGCAGTGGTGGAGGGACAGGAAATTACATAGTTGGTAACCCTTTTGTCACTTGGCCTGCGACTGGAACACGCCAAGGTGGCGTTGCATAAAACGGAGAAACCATGCAAACATTGAAAATGAAAATTACTGGATATGATGAGCAAAGCAATTCTTTATTGGTTTCTTTTTGCTCCGATGAAACATCATCACAATCACCTGATGCTTATCAATCTTTTGCTTATCAGCCATATTTGATGTGGCCTGACATTGAAGACATTGATGAACTAAAAAAACGCATTGCAGTTGCTGGCATGTACGAAGCTGAACAACAAGCAAAAAAAGAAGCTTTGTCATCTGATCAACAAAAGATAGATGCATTCAAAGCTTTAGTGGGACAAGAATTTGAATACAGCGTAAGCGATTTGCTATCGCCACCAACTGTGCAATATACAAATCAGGTGAATGTATGATTTCAAACTCATTGATTCCGTACAAAACCTTTAATGCTTGTTCTATTGCTTGTATTCCAAGCGGCTTTTTTGTTCACCCAAACAATAAAGAAGGTTCAATATCGCAATGGGTTTATGTGTACTATGGAGAAGGATTTATTGAATGTGCAAACGGTAAAAGTATGCACATATCAAAAGATTTGCATGGAGTTCTACATGAAATTCCAATTGATGATTTTTTAAATAGTCAGCTTACTGTTACTGGAGGAAGCGCTGGATTTCATTACATAGCTATCAACCCAATTCCAACAACAAAACGATTTAATGCTGAAGTGATTACCGAAACAAGTCAAAGGCTGATTGATGGCTTTGAAAAAGAAACAATCATATTTTGTTTGGAAGGAAAGATTCAGTGTAATGGTGTCGATATTGACACATGGAAATTTGCAAGCATAGAAAACAACAAGACAGTCAGTTTGACTGTTCCTCAGAATAGCGTGGCATTGCTGTTGACTAAAAGATAAGTTAACAGGTTTAAATTAAAGTAAAGGAATTCAATGTGCAATGAACTTTCACAATTTTTTGTTGAAAAATACGTTCACCTCAAAAGTGTTCTTGACATTGAAAAATGCAAGCAATTAACTATTGATTTGTCACAAGCTATTGAAAAACAAAGATCTACAAAAGATATTCAATGCCCAAAGTCTGAATCGGTATATGGGGAACATGTGTTTGATCAACTTATGGTTGACATGCTTCCTCGCATAGAAAAAGAGACAGGAAAAAAGCTTTTTCCAACTTACAGTTACGCAAGATTGTACAAACATGGAGAAAAGCTAGACATACACATTGATAGGCCATCTTGCGAAATTAGCGCAACAATTACTGTTGGTTTTGATTCTGAAGTTTGGCCTATTTACATGGGTGATAAAGATGGCGGCAATGCCAGTAAGATCAAAATGAATGTTGGTGATGTTGTTGTTTACAAAGGTAGGGAAAAATATCATTGGCGCAAGAAATTCAAAGGCCAATGGCAAGCGCAAGTTTTCTTGCACTATGTTGACCAAAACGGCCCATACACTGAATACGCTTGGGATAAACGACAAAAGCCACAAGAAAAACAAAACCAAGTAAACCATTGGGCTTTTACTGATATTTTTACAAACCAAGATTGCGACTTAATCGTAGAGGCATATTCAGATGGTTGTTTTCCAAAAGAAGTCGCACCAGTTGGCGGTGGCGCAGGGAAAATCAATTTAAACATAAGAAATGTGCAAAGAGCTGTGATTCCCGTCTACAAAGACTTGGGCGCTCAACTTGTTGCTGCGGGTCTATCAGCCAACAATCAAGCATGGAAGTTTGATATCACACACGCAAATCAAGCGGAGTTTTTGATCTATCCCGCTGGTGGACACTATGTAGCACATGTAGATACGTTTATGAATCTGCAAGATGATTGCCGAAAATTGACAGTGCTTACATTTTTAAATGACGATTACGAAGGTGGAAAGTTTTACTTACAACTGGGACATGAGAAATACTATCCACCACAAGCTAAAGGAACTGTATTGGTCTTTCCAAGCTTTTTTGTACATGGTGTAGAACCTGTAACAAAAGGAACACGCTATTCGGCAGTTTGCTGGATGGTTGGGAAGTTTTTAAAGTAAAGGATTGAAATGAAAATAGCCGTCTACGCCATTAGTAAAAACGAAGCACAATTTGTAAAGCGTTTTTGTGAGTCTGCCAAAGACGCAGACATTATTTTGATTGGTGATACAGGGTCAACTGATGACACCGCCAAACTTGGACGCAAACATGGAGCCAAAGTAGTTGACATCCGTATCAAGCCATGGCGCTTTGACAAAGCCCGTGAAACTGTTCTTTCTTTGCTTCCTGATGACGTAGATGTGTGCATTTCGTTGGATTTAGATGAAGTTATGGAAGAAGGCTGGAGAGCCGAGATTGAGCGTGTATGGAAAGAAGACACCACACGCCTGCGCTACAAGTTTGATTGGGGTTGCGGAATTGCCTTTTTCTACGAAAAGATTCACCACCGACATGGTTACTTTTGGCATCACCCCTGCCATGAGTACCCAACGCCTGACCCAAGGACAAAAGAAGTTTGGGCGCATACGGACATGCTTTTGGTAAGTCATCACCCTGACCCTACCAAGTCAAGAGGCCAGTACATGGATTTACTGGATGTAGCGGTCAAGGAAGATCCAAACTGCCCTAGAAACGCCTTTTATTACGCCCGTGAGTTGACTTTCAACTACCGTTGGGGCGATGCCATTGCCGCCCTCAACAAGTACCTTGAAATGCCCCAAGCAACATGGTCAAACGAGCGTTGCTATGCCATGCGGTTATTGGGACAGTGCTATGCCGAGTTGGAAAAAGACTGGGACGCAATCAAGTGGCTGAGACTGGCTTGCGCTGAAGCACCATACACCCGTGAGCCTTGGGTGGAGTTATCTATGTTGTGTTACCGCCGTAGTATGTGGTCAGAATGCTATTTTGCAGCGCAACAAGCCCTGACAATTACCGATAAAGCCGCTGTTTACACCATGGACCCATCCGTTTGGACTGAAAAGCCTTATGATTTGGCATCTATTGCAGCTTGGCATCTTGGACACAAAGAACAAGCTGTGGAGTATTGCAAAAAAGCTTTGGAATACAACCCATCGGATGCTAGGTTGGTCAGAAATCTAGAGCAGATGACCGAGGAACAAAATGTCTGATTACACCCGTCTGCGTACACCATTTCTCAACATGTCGTTTACACCCGATGTGCCTAGCAATGCACTGGGTCCAACTGAATACAACAGCGGTTTGAATGTTGAAGCGGATGTGCGTGGGGTGAAAAAGATCAATGGTGAAATACAGATTTTGTCAGCCGTGCCAGGCCATAGCATTTTTGTAGATGCAAATTATCGTGACCAAGCTACTTTTGTTTATATCGTAGCAACCCGTGAAGGTAAGTGGTATCAGATTACAAATCTTGCAATCACCAACATAACGCCAGGTTATGGCGCAAACCCGAATGCCGCATTGTCAGGATATAACGATGATTTGAACATCACCACATCTTGGGTTGGTGGTGTGTTTTTCATCAATGACACATTGCGTCCACCAATGTACTACCGTCCTACGGATACAGAAATTCAAATATACGACAGTGCGCCTGATAACTTTGTGTGGAATTACGGCACAAATGTTGTTGCCACCCGTGCAGGGTTTGTCAGAAACTTTTGCTCACCCAATGTGGGCAACATCCTGATTGCAGGCAACATTACCGAAGATCTTGACACCAGCGTAACCGTTAACTTTCCAACCACGGTACGGTGGTCACAAGCGTTTGCCAATACAGGCGTACCAGCCACTTGGGAGCCAACGCTTACCAATATTGCCAACGAACAAGAAGTACCTGTGCGTGGGCCTTTGATTGATGGTTTTTTCTTGGGTGGCAACTTTTACGTTTGTTCGTATTGGGACACCGTGGTATTTAGCCCAATCGCCTACCAAAGCAGCACAGCACCTATCTTTGGTGTCCGACTGTTTAACCAAGGCCGTGGCTTGTTAAACAACAACTGTTGCGTCAACACTGATCAAGCTGTGTATGGCATAGACAGTCGAGACATTTGGGTGTTTGACGGAAGCAACTTCAATTCTTTGGGTAACCAACGGGTAAGAAATTACTTCTTCTCTAACCTTAGTCCAACCTATCAAAGTCGTTTGTTCATGGTGAACAACACACAAAAATATCAGATTGAGATCTATTACCCTGACTTGGAAAGCACAGGTTGGTGCAACAAGATGCTGTCTTATCGCTATGACCTTCAAGTATGGAATGCACCTAAAGATGTTCAGGGTGCATGTCATGGTTGTGAAGCACCTGTGTTTAACATAGATGAAAATGATTTCTTGTATGCAACTCGTTGCGTAACTTACGCTATTGGTGGCGTATCAAGCGCTCAATTGGTTGAAACCGCACAAGGAAATTCGTTTATCAATGATGCGCCAATTCCAGCTTTGTTTGAACGCAACAACGTGGTACTTCAATCCGAAAAAGGACCAGTTCCTTACAGCTCTAAGGTTTACATCCACCGTGCTTTGCCTGAAGTTGCAGGCACAGGAAACATAGACATCACTATTGGCGGGGCAAACTCAACCGCTCAATCAGCAACATATGGACAGACTGGCACGGTATCTGTGGTCACCGACAACCCTTGGGTGACAACTCAGCAAAACGCTGTGCGTACTGTGTCAATCAAGATTGAATCCAACGATGCTACTGACACATGGAATACCACTGCCATGAATTGGCAAGCATCAATCATTGAGGATGCGTTCTAATGCCTTTCGCACTAGACAGCAACCCATCGATCTCAGAAATCTCTGAGGCGGTTAACTACATCCTTGCCAATTTAGGATCAGGTACGCCGCCAGGCCAATACCCTGTCAACAACAATCCAAGCACAGGTTTTATTTCTAACGTGGTTGGCACATTGATTCAATATCAATACAGGTATTTGGATGTCAAATATGCTGACAACCCCGCTGGTTTAAATTTCAGCGACAACCCGTATGGTCGTTTGTATTTCGGTTTGTACAACACCGAAACGGTCACTGAAAGCATTGATCCAGCCCAATACACATGGTTTCAAGTAACTGGTGGTTTTGGAGCAACCAAGACATTGTGGGTTGTAACTGCTGGTGGACGACACGCTACATTTGCTGCATCGCAAGAAGCGCCCGATTTAAATCAAAACTGGCGGCTTGTGCCTTTGCGCTCAATTGATCTTGATAACCCATTCAAACCTTTTGACCAATGGATGAACGTCAAGTTTGCTGACGACAGCGCTGGAACAAACATTAGCGACTTACCAACAAACAAGTTTTTCTATGGTTTAGCAACTTCAACTGATAACACCATATCGATTGACCCAACAGACTACGAATGGTCGCCGTTTGATTTTGGAACAACAAATCAGTTGTTTTATCGATCATTTGGTGGACGCAACATTTCTTTTGTGCCGTCTGAAAACAACCCAATTGGTTACATACCTTACTTGTATGGGACAACGATTAACTTAGATGTGCCCACATTGGGTGCAATGACAAGTATCGGCATCATTTCTACATCGCCTTTAATTATTGAATCGCCATACAGATATTTGCTTGTGCGTTACGCTGATGATGACATAGGCACAAATTCATCTAGCGATCCAACCGACAAAACCTATTTTGGTTTGCAGGCATCAGACATCATTGCCATAGATACAAACCCAGCAGATTACACATGGTTTGCGGCTGGCGGTACTTTTCTTATTGATGTATTTCTTTGGGTGAGAACTTCAGGTGGCAACACCTCTCAATTTAATTTGTCAATTGATGCCCCTGACAATTCAGGATGGATTAACCAAACGAATCAAACTGTTACTGCCGACCCATACATAGATGTCTACAGCCGCACAGGTTCTGTAGTGGTCAACATTACCAGCCCAGCTTCAGGTCGAATTGGATATTCCAACCTTGGCGCCAACGGCATTGTGAATTTAAACCTTGATCCATATGGTCAAGGGCGTGATAGTGGTGGATATACTTTTGATCCTGGCGCTACTGCAACAGTTGAAGTTGATGAGTTTGGTCGAATCATTCAAGCTGCGGCACTTGATACTGTGCGGTACAGCACATTGCAAACATTTGCCACAGGAGGACAGACAGCGTTTACTTTTTCAAATTCACAGCCTAATCAAATCTTGGTGTTTCGTAATGGATGTTTTCTTGATCCAAACGTAGATTACACACGCACATCAACCACAGTAACACTCTCAAGTGCATGTGCTTTAAATGATGTGATTCAGATGTATTACATCAGGCTAATTGATGCTTCCACATCGGCAGACAAAGTACCGTTTGTTGTGCAGACAGATACCTTGGTAAATAGTCAAACACAAGTACCAAGTACCAATGTTGATGGATCTGAAGTTCTTTTCCTCAATGGTTCGTTAATCATGGACAGTGACTATGATTACATAGGCACAAACCAAGGAATTGAGCTTATTACACCGTCTGTTGGTGGCAATTTAAATACCGTAGTTTTTGCGTTTAACAATGCAAATGTGTTGATATTTTCTGAAAACTACACACAAACCACCTACGCCAACAATAACGTAGTGTTTCCAACTCAGTTTTCTCGCAACTCGCATTTGATGTTCTTTTGCGGCACTTTGTTAAAACCTGGCACTGACTACACAATGTCAGGAACTGCGGCACTGATTTACACATACACAATCATTGGCGCACTTTCTTTCAGTGGTCAGCCGTCCCAATTTATATCTTTTAAGAGTGCTGGTGAGGCCTCTGCATCGTCCATCAGCGCCGCTGGTGTCTTGGGCATGGATATGCCTGTTTACATTGAGCACAAGCCCAGCATGAAAGAATTATTTGCTGATATGCAAAAAGAGCTTGAAAGACTAAAATCTGAGGTAGAAATGCTGAAAGGCCAAAAATGACCCAAGCAATGAATTTAGCCAACTTTTCCAACAGCTTGGATAGCTCAGGAGGAGTTCCACCCACCCAATTAAATTCCGTAGTCCCTTTGTCTAAGGGTGGCACAAATGCGTCTACCGCTTCTGCGGCAAGAACAAGTCTTGGGTTGGTTATAGGCACTGACATTCCAGCTCCAAATGGAACTGGAGCCACTGGCACATGGAATATAGATGTTACTGGTTCATCAACAACTTTGGAAACAACAAACTTTGCCATTTTCCAATCGGGATCTAACTTGGTTATTCAATACGGTGGAAGTACGATTGTCACAATTTCATCTGCTGGCGCAATCACAGCCAACAGCACAGTTTCGGGCAGTTAAGGAATAAAGCATGGCAACAACATTTATTGGGGCAGCAGGCGTAACATTTCCTGACAGTACTGTTCAATCAAGTTCAGGTTCTACTGGAATTGTTGTTGTAAACGCCTATACAACATCGGGCACTTGGACAAAACCAGCTGGTCTAAAGTCAATAAAAGTTACTGTTGTTGGCGGTGGTGGTAGCGGTGGAAATTCAAGTGGATCAACAGTAGGCGGTGGAGGCGGTGGCGGTGGCACGGCAATAAGATCATATGCCGCCAGTGCATTGTCTGCAACTCACCCATATACAGTTGGAGGCGCTGGTGCAACTTCATCATTTGGCAGTTCACCCATTGCAATAATTTCAGCAACTGGTGGTTCAAATGGAGCTGCTGGCACTGGCACATCAGGTCAATCACCTTCAGGCGGCGATGGCGGTATTGGGTCTAATGGTCAAATCAACATTGCGGGTGGTGGAGGTGCAGGTGGTGCTCTAAATTCAAACCTTCAATATACATCAGGTAGTGGAGGATCTTCGGCATTTGGCGGTGGTGCTGCTAGTGTTGGATACACCACAACTGGTGGCGGTCAAAATGGTAAAACAGGCGGTGCTTATGGAGGTGGCGGCAGTGGATCATCGGGCGCTTTTCAAACAGGTGGCGCAGGAGCTGCTGGTGTTGTGATCATTGAAGAATTTTATTGAGGAAATCATGGGAGTTCCTACAGCACAAATACAGGCAAGTCAGTCATCCTCCCCAGCGGGTAAGGGTGCGGGTATTAGCCCGTCAACACCCCCTCCGTTGGTGAACCCTATCCCAAACAACACGGCTGATAGTAAGATGCTGACATCGATGTCAAACCAGCCCTCATTGGGGCAACCAAACCCATACCAAAACACTGTGGGGCAAGGGGATAATCAACTAAATCAAATGGTTGGCAACATTCAAGGCAAAGGCAATTCTGCCGCTGGGTCAAGCATGGGCAAAGGCCCTCAGTAAGGAGTAAATCATGTCATTTGGATCATCAGGCGGCGAACAAAAAACAACGGTTGAATTAACCCCCGAACAACGGGATGTAATTAGGCTGCAAAGAGACTTTCTCCAAGGCACAGCAATGCCTGCCTATCAGGCAACTGTTGGCGGTGCTCAAGATGTCTTGAGTCAAGTTATGCCTGCTGTCAAAGGTGCGGCAGGCACAGCATCTGATGTTGCTTCCCGTGCTGGAGCCGCTCAAGAGTTAGGTGGTACTGCGGCATACGGAACAGGTTTAGCTGGCCTTGCAAGCCTGTTTGGACCGCAATACAAAGAGCAACAAATACAAGCCGCATTGCAAACTGGTCGTGAAGCTGCCCGTGAGTCGCAACTTGGACAAAATGCCATGTACGGTGGTGCTGGTGGCCTTGGAAGTGCTCGCATGGCCTTGGCAGACCGCAACCTTTCTTCGTTGAATGCACAACGCCAAGCAACTGCTGCTGCCGATGCCGCCGCTAAAGTAGAAGCAAATCGTGCCGCCGCCGCTCAACAGTTGGCTACCTTTGGTCAACAAGGTCTTACTGGTGCTCAACAAGCTGCTTCATCCCGTGTTGGATTGGCTGGCGCACCTCAAGACATCTACAGCAAGTATGCATCCGTGGTGTATGGCATTCCTCAAGCGAATACCACACCAAACTTTGCTGGCACACAAGGCAGTACCCAAACTGGTACAAGCCAATCAAAAGGCTTCGGTCTGTAAGGAACAATCATGGCATCACCATTTGACGGTTTAGGTATGCAATTTATGGGCAAGGAGCGCCAGCATATGGGCGCTGGCCCATTTGGTGAAATTGCCAAATTGCTACCCGCTGGATTGGTAGGGTACGGACTGTATAAATCAGGTGCGGTTGACAACCTGAACGACATGTTTAACCCTAAAAAAACCATAACCAACAAAATTGCTGGTGCTCTTGCTCCTGACCAAGCAACTGATATTGGCGTTGCTCCCGTTAAAGGAGGCCCAATGAGCGTTCCATCATTGACAATGATAAATGATGCAAGAGAAGCATTAGATGCTCAGAACCCGCAAAATATTCCTGCAAATCAATCACAACAGTCTAATGATCATCTTTTGGATGAAGTTATTGTCCCATTATCCTCTGCGCCAATTCAGTTACAGCCACAGGCTTTAGTAAGTCCTGATCCATTAAAAATAAGAGATCCAGCGCAAGACCAAGCAATTATGAATGCACAAGCTGTTGCACCTCCATCATTTAATGTTGGACAAGGGCAAATGAATAAAGATTCAGAAGGCGGCGGTGCAAGCTTATTAGACATTGCAAAATTAATAATGACTTTTGCTTAAGGAAAAATTATGTTGCCTCAATCATTAGAAAAACAATCTGCAGCAAGTGCTCCTCCTGAAGTGGCGGTAGCTGCTAGCCCAGTTGCGCCTCCTTCAAATGTTGTCCCAATCAAGCAAGGTGGGTTAACTGTAAAAACAGAAACAATTAATGATGCTGATTTATTTGAAAAAGCGGTAAATGATGGTAACAAAGAAAGTTTTTACTCTTTAACAAAATCGTTTGATCCTAGAGTGAGTGAAGCTGCAAAAGAAAAAATTGCAGTAATTGAGAAAAATGCGCCACTTGTAGACGCTGTTAGTTCAATTAAAACCGACACGGCTGAAGGCCGTATTCAAATTGCACAGGTTTACCAAACCTTAAACAACCGTGATGAGGCCAAGGCTAAAGGTTGGACAACCATTCAAGACAGCCCACAAGTCGGCACTGCTTTGCTTCGCTTTGTCATGGGCGACAAAATAGGCGCTTTGAATCAAATTACTGGTGGCAATGTAAAAGCCTCTACTGAATACGATGACGCAGGCAAGATGTTAATTGTCAATCGTAATGAGCTTGGTCAAATTGATTCGATCTTTGATCCTGATGGCAAGATGATTTCTCGGCAAGAGTATGCCGCCCGTGGTGGAAGTCGTGAGTTAGAAAACACTTTAGCTCGCAAGCGACAGATTCAAATGCAAGAAGAAAATGTAAAAACATATCTAAAAGATACTGAAAAAAATTACAAAGCTGCATCGGCTCTTACTTCTGCATCGACATATTCAAGAGAGATGAGTGACTTAGCAAAAGACTTTACAGATCTTGATCCCGAAACTAGCGCCATGTTGGCAAGTTTTAACAATAGCACATTAAATTACGCAAACAACTTAAGCAAGACAGTTGGTTTGCTTGATTCAATTTCTAAAAGCAAATCTAAAGATCTTACTTCGGGTCAAATCAAAGACATTGTTACTGGTGTTGGCAATGCCCTTGGAACAGTTGTTAAACACGAAGAAGGTGACAAATTTACGGTTGGTGCAAAATCAGGTGTATCAGTAAGTGACTTGTTACAACAAACACAACAGCAATCTACATCAGCAAATATTGAACGCTCTGTTAATCAGTCAAAAGAAAATGTTGCAAATCAAATAAAAATTATTCAAGCGTCCAAAATGGACCCCAATAAAAAAGAAGAACAAATTAAACGGTTACAAAAGATGGATCGGTACTTTGATTTGGCTGCTCAACGTGAAAAGATCTATGCAGAAAATAAAGAAAACCTTCCTGCATTTGCTCAGATTCCTACTAACCTGCCCAACATTACAGATCAAGCAAGCCGATTGAAATTAAATGCAATTCAAGGTGATTATGCGTCAGCTCAAGTGTCTGCATTCAATGATTGGAAAACCGAAGAACTTAAAAAAGAACGTGCTGTTAATCCCAACTTTGTGCCCGAACCAGGCCGTTACGAAGCTCAATGGGTAAAGCAAGATGAATTTAAGCGATTAGAAAAAGAGTTTAGAGATAAAGCAAGGGTTATTTTGAATGAAATGCCAAAGGTTGGTCCTAAAGTTTTAGCTCAAGAACTTGCGGTTGGCCCTGTTTCTGCTCCACAAGCAAACCAACTTGAATCACCATCCAACAAAGCGGTTGTTCCTCCAAGCGAAAGATCAAAACAATTTAAAGTAATTCCACAGGGTAAAGAAGACAAAAATTCAGGCTTTAAAGTTAGAAGGTAAAAACTATGAAACCCTACCCCGTTGAAACACCAAGTGGAATAATTTACATTGAAGGCCCTGATGATGCTACTGATGAAGAGTTAATCAATGAAGCCAAGAATTATTTAAAAAACAATCCCAAACCTACAAACGGTGCAAAACCACCCGTTGCCAAACAAAGCGGTGATTTGAGCTTACCAGCAGACAAGCGCAGTCGAGAAATGCCTGATCTTGGTACTACGGAAGATCTAATTGCTGAAATGAAAAAAGGCGATGAGACGACAAGAGCTGCCACTCCTGATGCTATCAAAGCAATTCAGCAAGCTGGATCACAACCACCAGCACGGACATCTATAAACGATCAAATTGCACAAGGTGATTTAGCAAGCGCATTTAATTCATTGGGAAACCTTGAGAAAATTGGCGCTGTAGTTGGCGTTCCTGCTCTTGCGTATGGTGGCTACAAGTTAGCACAAAAAGTATTTGGCGGTGAAAAAGAAGAAAAACCTATTTTGCCAAAAGTTGAACCAACAGGTGGCCCAGCAGAACCGCCACCCAACAACATTAAGTCAAGAACATTTGAAGCTGGCAGCTACGGCGAGCAAAACATTAGACCTTCAATGAGTCCTAAAGAAACTCAAATTGCTCAAGAAATTAAAAACAAATTTGGGTATGAGTGGACAGATATAAAAAATAAATTTGGGTTGGGTGATGTGCCAATCAATGACATGACTCAAGCTGAGATGTTGGCAAACACTGTTCGCAACCAAGAAGCTTCAGGTGCGCCATCAGCGCCTGCTGAACCATCTGCACCCGCACCAGCAGCACCAACAGAGCGCAATGTCAATGGCGTAAGGATGACTGAGGCGCAATATCAATACTACATAAATGAAGCAACTCCAGGCATATCTCCAAAGCAAGCAATTGAAGAAATGAATGCCAAATCAGCTACGCCTGCCGCACCCATAGAAGAGATTAAGCCTGCGCCAGTTGCTGAGACACCCAAAGCGCCAGCACCTCCACCCAAAGCCTCCCCTCAAGTTGCTGTGCCACCAACTGAAGAAAAGAAAAAAGCTGGTCGGCCTAGCGCAAAATCTTTAGAAGGTACAACATTTAGATCTGATCTTGGTACTGGAGATAACTGGCTGTACAACACTTACGGTCCTGAAGGTCGTAGACAAATTCTTGCTGAATTTAATGACGGTAAACCCGCTGGTGAATACAAAAACGTAGAAGAAATCTTGAAAAAATTCAAAGAAAAATATCCCAAGATTGGATTACCTTTTGGAATGCAAGGGCCAACTATTCCAACTGAGGTTGCTAGGGAACGTGGCATACCTCCACCACAGTCTTTTGGAAAACTTGGTAAAGTAGCAAAAATAGGTGGTGTTGCTGGACTTGCTTTGACTGCTGCAGAATTAGCCAATGCAGCCAAACGCCGTGATTACGGTGCAATGGCTGATATTGCAACTGATGTGTTTGTTCCTCCGTTTGCCCAATCAACAGTTCTTATGGGCAATGAAGAACAAGAACTTGCAAGAC